CCAAAGCCAGTAAACTCTTTCGGCACCCAAACGCCGTCGCTGCTGCGCGTTTCACCAAAGTCAGTCGGCGCAAGTGCTTGACCGTCGATGAAGTTTATTTCGGCTAAGTAAAAATCACTTTTAGGGTTTGCATCTTCAGAAATAGCGCCAATAGTGTGACGAACCGTTTGGTTGATCCCGTAATCTCCGTTTTGCGATAAAGCGTTTTCTGTTGCCTTAGTTAATTGCTGTCCATTAACATACATCTTGATTTGATCACTTGCACTTGACTGTGTGGAGTCAAAAGAAATAACTACATGCGCCCAAGCCGAGTAATCTCTGAAAAGCGCATCACTTTTCGCCCAAAGAGTATTCCAACCAGTGACTCTTAAAGTATCATCGCTTTCAAATTCGATAGACGCAAACTGAGTGTCAGACTGAGTTGTCCCGCCGCCAAACAGGACACCGCGCACAGACTTACTCTTTTTTATCCAACCGCTCCAAGTCCACGTCTTGCGATTACCTGCAGACGACGGCGTTCTGTTTAGATATGCACTATCAGCACTGTTAAACCTCAGCGACTTGGGGATGACGTATGCAGCATCAGCAGCAGCCGCTGTTGCAGTAGCCAGCAGCGGGGAAGAAAGATTGCCAGGAACCGTCATCAGCTCTGTGCCTTCACGTCCAGGTGTGATGTAATCATAATCTTCTCGTCAGCCATGACTGCATATCCCAAGACTGAAACAGCATTGGCCGTACTGTTCACTGTCGGTGGCGTTCCACCAACAAAGCGGTAGTTCGCGCTGTACGCAAGGGTCCTACCCCCGGAGCCGTCTTGATGAACCTCAATAAACCCTGTCTGGCCTTCGACGACATTTGTCGGGTTACCTAATGTTCGGTCCCCGGCCAACGTCACTTTGAAATTGTTGTTGGCATCCATATCCACAGCAATGGTTGCCGCGTCGGTCAGCGTTGTAATCGCTCCACGCACACCGCCAGTAACCACCTGACCATTGCTGGTTTCGGTGGCAAGCAAGAAAGACGCAAAGCCGAGGTTGCCGCTTGCGTCAGTCTTCAGTGCCTGATTGGCCGTTCCATCAGCACTAGGCAGCGTGAAGGTGACGTTGCTGGCAACAGTGGCCGGGGCCTGGAGCGCGATGTAGTTGCTGCTGTCTGAATCAGCAAACCGCACATCAGCCTGCGCGTTCAGCGTGATGTCACCCGTAAACGTCGCACCAGACGCACTGACTAGGCCGAAGTTGGTCGATACGGTGCCAAGAGTAATGAAACCGTCATTACTGGCGTTGCGGATCTTGAGCGTTGCTGGCGTTGTACTCCTGTCAATCCAGACCTGATCAGCGACTAGGTTGCTCGGTGCCGTTGATCCGCTGTTCAGCGTCTGGATCGCTGCAAGAATCGAGTTGAGTTCTGTCCTAAATGCACTGCCGCTTTGGTTAGCGAGTGAATAATCGGTTGCCTGAGCCATTAGGTGATCTCCTTGCCGTGGCCGACCGCTTGATAGTCGAATGTCCTATCCACAATGCTACCGCCAGACGCCTTAAAAGTAATGGTGAAGCCAGTCCTGCTAACACTGCTCAGCTCGAAGAAATCACCCGTTGCCATGTTGGTTGCCGTAATGGTGATGCTCGGCGTGCTGTAGAACGCAGACGGGAACGTGATTGCCTTGGCTGACGTACCACTGCTGATGTTGCGCTCCTGCTCCGTGCGACGCTGCAGTTTTACCGACACGCCTAGGGTTTCAACCACAGGATCCTGCGTGTCGTTTTCCGTTTCCATCTCGACCTTGAACTGAAAGCCCCGCCCGCGCTTTGTGGAGTTAGCGAACGGTTCCCAAGTGCCGTAGGTGGGCGAACCACTCGGATCATCATTGGTTGCCCTGACATACAGCTCAGCATTGGTCTCCGACAAGTCATCAGCGTCGATGTCGTTCCAAGTGTCGATAAGGTTGCTGCGCGAATCCCAGAAGTCATCAGGGTTAATGGACTTCATCTGCAGGTTGGCCAACAGCTCAACGTCAAACTTGGCTCCAAGGTCAAGCGTGTTGGCAAAGACGTAGTTGCCTGTGCTTTGAACGCCGCCAAAGAAGTCCAGATTGGTTACAGCGTCAAAATCAGTAATTGCGTCAATCAAACCCTTGCCTGACAAGGTGATGCCGCCCTCTGTGACGCTCTTGAAAGACTGCGAGAACGTGCCAGTAAAGTTTGGGCTTTCCGTGTAGGTCTGAACGACCTCTAAGTCTTGAGGCTCTGGCAGCTCAACCAAAACCTTGGGGATACCAGATTCAACCGCGTAGTTGCCCACCGAATCTTTTGCGCGGACAAGGTAATTGCCGGACAGCAGCGGAACAATCTTTCTGGTTGAACTGCCGTTTACAGCCGGAACAATTTTTTCGCTGCCGCTCCACTTGATGTCACCAGTGGTGCGTGGGTTGTGCCGTATCTCAACCGTTCCGCCGTTGCGAACATCCAGATCAGTAGCTTCCGGCCAGTGCAGCTCTGCCGTGTGCTGATCGATTGGTGTGATGTTTAGGCTTGCAATGTTGCTTGGCGGCGTGCTCTTGCCCACCGTGGTGATCTTGCCGGTAGTGCGGGAAGAACGACGTTTGCCTGTTTGCTCAACATCTAAGCCATAACCAATCGCGGTAACGCTGACCTCATAGACACCTGTCTCACTATCGAGAATGTCAAAGCCTGTCGTAGTAACAGTTTGTCTTACAGGCTTATCGTCATCCAACTTGAATTCAACCTCGTATTCTTGAGCCCGCGCAGACTGCTGCCAGTTGATCTTGACCCGCTGCAGAACCTTGTCGCCTTCTTCATAAAGCTCTTCAACCAAAACAAGGTTGGTGACTGGATCTGGCTTTTCAGCAATCTGAGTTACGTCACGCGACGTGAAGGTATGGGATGCCTCGATAACTCCGTACTTATCGCGCTCATGCGCTAAAGCTGTAATGGCGTAGGTTGACTCATTTTCCTCAACGGAAAGAACTTTCCATAAACTCAACGCAACATCTGTGTAGCCGATTGCATACGTCGCACCAGCAAGAGGTGCTGATCTAAGCGTTTCCCCAGGCGTTACGGTATTCCCTGAAATTGTTGAGTCAGCAGCAGCTTGCACTGTGCCGTCAGCCAAGACCGCGTTAAAAGTAAAAGTTGCTGGCACTGACGTTCCAAACATGTCAGTAGCAGTGCGGTCCAGCTTTACTGAAGTCGTTGTTGATCCTGATGTAATCCGGCCAGCAAGAGTTTTGCCAGCACGAACAGGGTCACCAATCTTGATTAGATCTCCAGGACGTACCTTGATGCCTGCAGCCATGTCTGTTTCAAAGCTGCAAACTTCGCTTTCGTTGTGCGATGTGTAGAGGAACCACAAGCCAAGACGCCTAGCCTGCGCTCTACTCGTGCAGGCAAAAGCTGTAATGCTTTGCTTGTTGTAACCGTACTTTCTAACTGGTTTGAACGATGTTTCATGCAGCTCTACTAACTCATACGCAAAGTCTCGAAGGTTGTTGTCGAAATATTTAACAGCAACACAAGTTGGGCGGCTTTTAAGGCTTGAACCTGAATAACTAAAACCTTCTTGCGTTACATTTGTTTGGTTAAAAATGTACGCAAAGTTTACAGGGTCTTCTTCTCGATCTTGCGCCAACGTGATGCCGCCTGCTTCCCAGAACGGCATGGCTCTAAAAACAGAGCACATTTCTTGAATAAGTTTGTAAGCCTCTTGCTGCGTTTGCAGAAGCACGTTGCAGCTGAACCGTGGCTCATTATCTACCAAACCACCGCAGTATTCACTAGCTTTTTGAAAGCTGTAAATATCAAGGTTTTCAGCAACGTCGTCTTCTAAGTCAAAATAAATTGCGCCACCATCTGACAAGGTTTCTACCGCACCAGAGGCGTTTTTTCTCCCGTTCTTTGCCTCATCTAGCTCCGCTGGTGTTAGTACCTGCGAGCCCATTCCGTACCGCACCGAAGTCAAAAGGTCGTAGAGGATCATCGCTGGATCTGTTGTCCATTTTTTGATGACTCGCTTGGTTGATGCGTCAGCTAAAAATGTTCCGTTAAAGTCGCCGTTGTAAGTCAACGATCCATCATCCCGCACGGTTGCGTTGTGCGGGATACGGACTTTGATGCCGCGAATTTTGTAGCTGCGTTGCGGGATGCTTGGGAACTGTTGTGCATCCAGCTTGATGCCAAACAAAGCACTGTTTGGAAAACGTGTTTTCCCGCTTACCTTTTGAGTAAAGTCGTACCAGATAAACGTATCTTGAATTGCATCGTCTGGTTCGTTCAGCAGATATGTTCGCGTTATTCTTATGTCAACAGGAAAAGAGCCTGTAATGTTAATTAGATGGACTCTTTGATACAGATCAGGCGTGTACCCATCAAGTTTAAATTTACCGTTTCCTAAGTAGTCTTCGCCGGTATAGTCCCCAAAATCAACAGGGTTAAAACCTCCACTGTTGTACTGAACCTCAATTTTATATTCAATTCTTAGTCCTTTTAAGGTACCTGTAGCTTTTTTCTGGCGCGTTAGCGCAGGCGTGCCAACAGTAACTCTTACAGAAGTAACGTCGGTGTCTATTATTTGCCTAGTAACTGGTGTGCCGTCTTGAACAAAACTTCCTGTAGGCGTGTTGTCATCTGTTGTCGCCTTTGGAACTTCAACGTTTACGATCGTGGTTGATTGGTTGGCATCATCAAGGTTCTGCAAGAAAGACTGCGTTTGAGTTCCTAAGCGGTTTTCAAAAACCGCAGCACGCATATCAAAATTAAAGTTCTCAACAATGTCTGTGTCGTTCTTTGTCGAACTTTGCGTAACAGGCGCTGCTGCTCCAAGAACAGGCGTTCCATTAAAAAATGTGTCTTTTAGAGACGCCAAAAAGTAAGGGTCAGTGCCTACCGTCAGGCCATCAGCTGAAGGGAAACCCTCGATCTCGCCTTCGCTAAGCAGGTCAATGATGCGTACAACCTGCTTTGAGTCATAAGTGTCCTTTGGCATGTCACTCCAGTGGGTCTACGTTCAGGCCGCTAGATATGACAACACTACCCACAATGACCTCTCCATAGGCAACTGGCACGGGTACGCCTTCTCTACTGGTGTTTTGGACCCCAGAAAAACTGAAGTTATTGCGTGGATCGGTGTCAATGTCAGGCGTTGGAATAGTTGGTGACAGCATTCCCGCAACACCTGTCAAAGCCAAGCCAATTCCGATGTTGCCGCCCACCGCCGCTAACTTCACGCCAAATGTTGCTCCCTTTGCAAACGAAAACCCACCTGCGCCTAAACTCACACCGCCAGTCATGGCCGCTGTGGCGATCAAGGCCGCACCAGCAATTACTAACAGCGCGTTCCTAAAAAAGTTTGCACCGGAAATGACTGGAATGATTCTGATCTCATCTTCACCTGATAACGGGTAGCCAAGCTGTTCAGGGCTCTGCCCTAGCTCCAGGCTGTAGGCACCAGTTGACACCGTGTAATACCCGTCACGCATCAACGCACGCAGGCCGGGGTAGTTGGACACCAAAAACCGCACAGCTTCGGCTGGTGTTCTTGCAAGCGCCTTAAAAGTTTTCTTGCCGCAGTGCTCAGCTAAATGCCCGTACACCTTGATTGTGCGAAGCATTGCTGATACCCGCCATACCCTTGCATTCTACCGACGACTCAAGGGTCGATCTTGCACCAGCTTTGATCTGACAGACCGTAGATAAACCACGGCAACCCGTATTGAGTGCAAGCCTTTTGATCCGGTTCGCTTGCAATGGCAGGCGCACCAGGGTGGCTATGGACAACGGCTAGAACCGTACCAGTGTCTTCTGCTGCTGCGTAGCCCAGCGGAT